CCCAATTCAAGAAGACCATAATATCGATCAAGACCACGCTCATCGTAATACAGACGCACCGTAACATCTTTATTCTCCTTACTCAGACGAGACTTAGCAGTCTTAGCTTTGATAAGGTTTCCAACGATTTCTGTTCCATCTTTCTCCTTTTTCTTTGAGAGATGGATGATTGTAGAAGCAGCATACTTGAGTCCGCTGCCTCCTCCCATTTCCTTTGTAGGGACATAAGCGCCGATGACATCATAGGTGTGATTGGTAACGATCATTGGGATGTTGGCTTGACCCAACTTAAGGGTCAACATACGGAATGCTCCTTTGGTCAATTGAGATTTGGTCATATCGCGGACTTGTTTGTCGTTGAGTGCGTCTGTAATCTCTTTCTCTGTTGAGAGCATCCCTAGAGAGTCTAACACAAACATACAGGGTTTGCGATCTTCTTCAGACTTTTTTAGATATATATCAACGGCTTTCAATGCCTTTGATCTGAACTCTTCGATTGTGACTACATTAACTACGACCAACCGATCAAGGTCAATACCCCGACTTGTGAGAAGAGACTTGTTAACAGCGGCTTCAGTGTCAAAATATAAACAATACCCATCAGGATTAGAATCCAAGAAGTTCTTGACAACTGCAAGCGAGAAGAAAGTTTTTCCAGTGCTAGACTCACCAGCAATGGCAGTAATCTTATTCCCAGATACACCACCAAAAATAGACCCTGAAACAAGTCCATTAAAAATGTACGAACCAGTGTCAACATATCCTTCTGTATCATCGATGTCTGATGCTATTTGTGTGAAATCATCACCAATTTCTTTTACAATATCTTTCAAAAAATTCATGCTGCCTCTAAAAATAAATTACCGGAAATAGAAACTCTTTCTTCATCACATTCATAAAAAGGATGAACTTGATGATAAAGAGTTGAGGGGAATACATACATCATTCCTTCAGATTCCTTCCCCATGGGAATAGAAAAATGCATAATCTCACCCCCAATTGAAGTATAACTAAAAGCAAAATCGGATGCTGAAGGAGATCCAGAATCTAAGCAATGGGGCAGTTTATACTGATCTCTATATTCTGTGGGAATTGCCATCCATACAACAAAGGAGAGAACTCCAGTGTGAGTATGTGGAGGATTAAACTCATGTTTCTTTGAGAAATTAACCCAAAATTCAGGCATATAAAGGTTTACTGGATATTCACGATTATGAAAAGGATTTCTTGAACTACTTATTCTATTAGATGTCAAGTAATCTTCGCAAGGACGTTTGAGATGATTATTGAAAAAATAATTATTAGTATCCTCAAGCAATAAACTCTCACTAATGTTTCCAACCAGATTTTTATTATGTCTTACTTTATTTTGCTTAGCACTTTCGATGTATTTCCATAAGCGTTTAATTGCGTGTGGAGAAAGTTTACAATTCAAAAGAGGAGTATTAGGCAAATGCACAAATCTCCATTCATCATTATTACCAAGCATTATACAAATCCAAATCTCTGTTCAGCAATCTTTTTATAATTATGTAGATTATCTTTACGAAGATCTTTGACTATGTTTAACTTTTGATATAAAGCAACATCCCCGCCGAGGCGAAGAGCACTTATGATTGTGTCAAGTTCTTCGTCATTAATAGGCAATTCCATTAGGAAAAAAATAGTTCTAAGTTTACGGTTTTTTCGACATTCCATCCAATAGCGTCAAGGATCGCTTTCAATGGTTCGACAAAGGACTTTTCAAATTGTAAGTCATAGTCTATGTACTTGTCAAGATTAAGTTCATGTGGAAAATCTTGGATGAAAGATATGATATTTTCGTGGATGATATTTGGTTTTTTAAGATAACAAAATTTTATTTTCTCACCATTTTGAATAAGAGAATACTTGTTTGTGAGTTTCTTCTCTTTAATATAGTGATTAAACAGAAGTGCTCCACGAATATGAATAGGAGTTCCTTTTACATAAATCCCAGATGAAGATTTATACTTCACAACATCAGAAGCAGACCGAGGAAAAGATACTTCCTCTGGAGGAAGTTTTTTAAAGTGATCACGACTCTTATCAATAAAAGAGATCATCTCATCTTCGGTTCCGTTCATCAGGATCTTGAATGCATCCTTAAGCATCTGGCGGCATGGTGCAGGAGTAGATGATTTTACAGATTCAATTCCCATCACCTTCAGTTTTGGTTCTGAATATTGAACACCCTCACTATTCCAAACATTCAAAATGTATCTCTTCTTCGCAGTCCAGATACCACGGTCAGCGATATTCTCACGCTTCATTTGCATCTTCTGATCATATGCATTCACGTATGTTGCCAGTTTTTGGTAAGAACTTTCAATATAAGGTTCAAGTTCCATTTGACAGATCTTATCAAGGAACGCAACAACGCCTTCAGAAGTTTTTTCTCTTCCCTTGTATACAATTTCAACCAAAGGACCCATGTTAAGATAGATAGAATCAGTGTCAGAAGCAATAACATAATCCTCACCATCCGTCTTAAGCACTTTATTTAGATACTCATTCATTCGCATCTCAATCCATCTGATCGATACCTGACCTGATAGAGTAATAGCTTCTGCATTTGCGAGTTTGTAATATCTGAAATATTGATTGCCAATAGCACCATAAGCAGAGTTAAGTTGAATCTTACGTGCCATCTGAATATTATTACATCTGGCAATCTCTTTCTCTAATTCCTTGGTGGGAGTCTTTTCATATGCTTGTTTTGCAGCAAGCATTTTTTTCTTGAAAACTGTTCGATCTTTATAGATCTTCTCCATCAACTCAGGAAGAAATCCACGCTTATCTTTACGGAACATAGCACCATTGGCGCACACCGCATTATCCTTGTACATCTCAAAATTTATCTCTTCATTAAGAATTCTATCAACGTTGACCGTGGGATGTCTCTCATCCAGAAGCGTCTCTGGTGAGATGTTGTACTGCATAATAAGATGAGGATAGAGAGAGTTAAGGTCAAAACTGACAACCCAATCATACTTTCCCGGAATCGGTTCTTTGACATATGCTCCCGCATACTTAGAGTCCTTATCTGAACGGATCTTTGGTGGAATAACAATATTTCTTTTCTTCAAATAATTGAAAATAATATTGTCCCACATACGAACTTGATAAAACACATCAACATAATTGACCTTCGCGTCGTATGCCATCGTCAGTGCGAGTTCAATTAATTTCATCTTGTCTTCCAAACGGTCAACAAGTTCCACGTCAACTATATTATATTCAATAAACTTTTGCCATCCATTTGTGTAAAAATCTTTAAATGTATCAAATTCAGAGTGATCTAATTTCTTCTGTCCAAGTTCAACACTGGCAATATAATCCAGTCGATATGATTCCTGTGCCTTGTAAGTGAATTTCTTATAAAGATCAAGATAGTCAAGTTGAGTCACTCCACCAACATCAAAAGTGGTATGCTTGCGTCCCTGAATGTAAGTCTCACCTTCAGATACAAGTCCCCAAGGAGAGAATCTCTTCATCAACTTCTCACCAAGTACACGATTTAATCTCTTACAGATATATGGAATATCATACAATTGAATGTTCCAACCTGTCACAACATCAGGTACATCAACCATCCAGTATTCAATAAAGGATGAAAGAAGTTGATACTCTGTGGGGCAGTGATGATAGGTCACATTCTTTTGCTTATTCACAAAAGGTTTTGATCCCCATGTAGTAATCTCTTTTGTTGTATAGTCCTGAATTGTAATCGCAAGGATTTCCTCCTGACAAGATTCAACATCAGGAAATCCGTATTCAGAGGAAACCTCAATATCAAGAGTTACTAGTTTGATCTTGCTGATATCAAACTTAATTTCATCTTGAGGATATTTTTCTGAGATGTATTGATAAATGTATCGTTCGTTTCCATAGATTTCAAATCCATGAACGTCTTCGTATTTTTTATAAAAATCTCTACACTCTCTAACGGAACCGGGATGAATTGGTTCTACTGCTTCTCCACTTAATGTCTTGTACTTTGAATCTTTTTTAGACTTTACAAAAAGCGTTGGAAAAAACTCATCTCGTACATCAAATCTTCTACCATTCTCTACTCCACGAACCAGAAACTGATTCCCAATCAATTGAACATTAGTGTAAAAGCGTTGTGTCATTCTTTAATCAGATCCTCGTATTTTTCAAGCAGAGTAGGAGTTGGGTCAACAAGAGTAAGAATCTTGTCAGAACTCATCATAAGAACATCTTGTCTCGTTACCTTCATCAACCAAGGTTCTAGCATACCATCACTGTTTAGAATGAATGGTTTTGTCAACTTGCAATCTGGTTCTCCAATATCAACTCCCATTTCTTCAATTTTACTTATGAGAATTTGGTTATCAACCAAAACCAATACTTTAATCATTTTTTAGTGCATTCCTCCATACATAATACCAAGAAAAAAGAGGGGCGTCAACTGGATTGTGCCAGTTGCCCCTCTGCGGCGACGATATTCAATTTTATTTATGGGGTGGTTATGAATAGATCAGGTGGTGGATTAGGGTAGTACGCTGGCAATTGGAACACCGATAAAAAGAGTCATTGCGGTGCCAATGGTAAGAGTGGCGGCTGTTAGATTCATAAGTCGTCCTCCGTAAGTACGAAACTATTTAGAGTATACTGTATCATGGTGATACATTTCTGTATCAACCGCAGCAAAATACTGTCAGTAAATCAGAACCAGTCTTTTCTCTGATGATGATCAGGGACAACTTTTCCTAGAGTGATAGTTAGAAGCCCATCCTCAAAGCTAACTGATCTAACTTCCGTCTCGTCACTGAGGGTCCATGCTCTAGTGAAAGATCTCTGAGCCACTCCTCTATGGACGTATTCTGTCCCAGTTTCCCCATCTTCTCGTTGCCCTTCGACAAAGAGTTTTCCGTCTTGTGTGTAGACATTTACTTGTTTCTTTTTAAATCCAGCAAGTGCTAGTTCCAGTCTCGATTCTACGTTGCTAACCGTGACTAGATTATATGGAGGATAGTTTGTCGTCGTTTCGTGCAGATTAAACAGACGATCAAAATATTCGTCCATACCAATACTGTTTCTATTTATACGCTCCAACAGTTGATTTATGTTGGCAGCATTGTACTTCATGAGGTCATTCATGTTTACTTCTCCTTTGTAAGCGAGATTAGATTGTGTGGACCCTTTCGGCATCCACTACTAATTATACAACATGTACAAAAAAACGGGGTGTTGAACCCCGTATATTTTTATTCGGTTTTACTCTTCATCATCAAACGCCATTTCGATTGGTGCGTCTTCATCTTCAATTTGATGCATAGACCAAATTTCAAGATTCAAATCGCTTAGTGATTTACGTTGAATCATTTTTGGATTCAAAACTTCTTCAATTGGTTTAAGAACATTATCTCGCCTAACAACCCAAGTTTTATTGAGTTCTTTTTTGAATTTTGTGCGAGATGCAACAATTTTCTTTGCATTATTTGAATTGTTGTCATTGTAAAGAAGGACTTTTACTTTCTTAGGAGTTTTTCCTTCTTCATTTGCTCTGTTTTCAAGAGCACAAACTCGATCAACAAGTTTCATGGCATAAGTTCTACAAAAACTAACGTTATCCTGAATAGTGATAATGATATACAAAGTAGTATCGTCTTCAAAATCAGTAACCTGCCAGTCATCAGAAGAATTAATAAATTTGTCCAAATCGGATTTATTACTGTTAATAGTCATTTGACCAACTACAGTATTCTCATCCTTAACAGAATCAATTGCCTTAGTTATGATTCTTTCTACAACAATCTCGTTATTATTGTATCTAGTGTAGCAACCCATATGCCTAAGAATTTGCCTACACATGTCTCTTGTGACAATGTTATAGTCAAATCTATCTTTTTCATCCCTAAGAATAGAAACGAGAGTTGACTCAAAGTTGTGATCTTTTGTATCTTCTGGGATAGGACCGAAGACATTTCCCCACATCGATGCAATTTTTAAGATGGTAGAGGTGAGAAAATCATTGAAGATGCCACCATCCTTAGGATATGCCCTTTGATACTTTGCGCTGGGTGCTTCATGTACGTTGCTAGATTTACTAGCAAGTTGTCGTATGACACTTAAAGTGTGGCGTCTATCAAAGATTTGATTTTTTTCTTCAACCTCGACAAAAGGAATTGGCCAGGAAGTTCTATCCCAACCAAAAACTAAGGACCCAGACAATCCAACTAGTTTCTGAGATATCAGGTTTTTAATTCCCCTAACCTGATTCTCGTCTGGAATTACAAGACTTTTAATCG